AAGTAAAAACTAATGCTTTTTTAAATTTGTTCATATGAATATAATTAAATACATTACTAATGTACAATTAAATACTCATGAAAACAAAAGAAAATCATTATTTTTTAGCATGTTCATTTGGATGTGCCATAGTCACCTGATGCACTAGCATCTTCTACATTTCTTATAGCACCATCTACGTTCCAGGTTTTCTCTTCAATATTTATTCTTACTGTACCATAACCACCATCATTGTTATACCAATCATACTGGTAGTCATCACTAAGAACATTATAAAGCATTTCTTCTACCTTAGATTCAATCTCACTATCTATACTTATAGTATTGCCATCTTTATCTTCACAGTAGATAGTTTCTATTGAACCACTATCTCCACTACCGTCATATTCACCAACAAGTTCGGTTATACCCAGGTTCTTAAGAGAAGATATAAATGCTACTCTTTCTAATTCATCATCAAATACACTCATAATTTTATTTTTTAAGTTTATAAAAACGTCCTAGGATGTTACCATTCAGATACAAGTCTGATTCTAGTACACCCTTGACAAATTGATACTTTGTTTCCATATAAGTTAACTCTGTCTTAGAGTAACATATCTGCAGGATATTCCTCTTGATAGGAACCTTATCCTTGTGTGCTTCTTTTAACGTAGCATTACTACTAAAGTAATCCTCATATGCAAGTTTAGCAACACGTTCATAATTCTTTTTACGTCTGTCTGCCGGTGTATTCTTCTTGGTAAGTTTCTTCTTAGTAACTCTATGAAAGTTCTTCTTACCAATATACGCATAAGACTTTCCATCTATGATAGCTGTCATTTCATATACGAAACCCACAGCACCCTCAGGAATCATATCAGGTGTAAATACCTGATTCTTGTAGATCCAACTCATTTGTTTATTGCTTCTTTTAGTAAAGGATATAATACCTCTCTTGTTTTTTCCAGACCAAAATCTTTTACAGAATCTGATGGATCCTTACTTAATGGTAATATAACAGACGGTACGTCATATAGAACTTTATATTTTAATGCAGCTGCTTTACCGGCATCATCATTATCAAATAGAGTAATTATATTTTCATACTTGGCTTTGTACATTGACATAACCCCGGTAGGTAAGACTGCTGTCTCACTAGTAGGAGCAACATACTCTGCGTTAAATCCAAAAGTAGACAAGCACATCATGTCTTTTAATGAACTTGTTATAATAAGATTCGGTTTCTCAAACTTTAACTGATCTGTACCCTGTATATAATTCTTTACCTTCAAAAACTTTTTAGTTGTAGATAGAGGACTGTATAACTGATAAGGTGTACCATCTGCTCTAGTGTATAGATAAGACATGTGTAACGTCATATCCAGTCTACTCTCCAGATTATCTTCCTCTTTCTCCATTACAACTTTACTTACAGGTATAACATTATAATAATCCAGAATGGCAGAACTTATATTGTACTTAGTCCAATATTGTGCATCATATATAGTCCATGACCTTTTAGTAAATCCCGTGATTCTATACTTTGCCTGCTTCTTAAATGAGTCTATATCCGTAGTTATTTTACCACCACTAAGATATCTAGAGTAATCAGATATAATTTTATTTACAGCATCTCCATATGATATACCGTACAACTGCTGAACAAACTGTTCGGCTGTACCGTGTTTACCTGAAGAGAAATCTTTAAATCTATAATAATTACTTACTACATATATACAGAAACTAGGAGTTCTTTCATTAGGATTAAACAATGATTTTATTTTTACATCCTGTCCAACAAGTTTCTCTGAAAGATTTCCGTAATACTCAAATATCCATGTAGTAGGAATATCCTTAATATCAACAATAGTAGAACTAGAATTTATCATATGTTTAGTAAAGTAAAAGGGGGCTTTTTACACCCCCCATTACATCGGTTATTGGTTAATCTTTACAAATCAAAGTCAGAACTAACTGACGATGATGTTGGTACGTTTCCTCCAAATGAATCAACATCAGTCTTCTTCTTCTTGATGTGAGTATCTGGATCATATTTAACTAACTTGCTATGATCTTCATGTACATCAGCTGCCTCCATATTAAATGTGCCTCTTTGTGTACGAACCAAATGCAAGTCATGGTTTATGTATCCTTCTTTGTTAAGATATTCTTTGCCACCAATACATAGTTTAATGAACTTATCTTTGAAAGGAGCATCACTAGCAAATGCTTCTACATATTCATGAATGGTTTCATGCTTGTTATCATTTGCTTCTAACCAGCTCAATGATTTTGTAACTGAACAGATGGTTTTGATAACACGGACAATATCATTATCACGAGATACCTTAATACCACTTTTAGTTACACCATCAGAGTATGCATACTCAGAAGTTTTAACACGGCCAACCTGACCCTCATAGCGACCCTTCTCTTGGTTATCTTTATCAATAAAGAAACCTTCAAAGTCATCACCCATTGGTTCTGATTCTACATGTAATACTAAATTCAATGCCTCTTTGTTAAAGGTTGGTACATCAAGAGTAATCTTGTTAATCTTGCATACGTGTTGACCAGGACTTAATGTCTTGGATACTGATGGTCCATCATTTGAACCTAAATCTTTACTACTAATCATTTTTTTCTAATTTTAATCTATGTATATTTTATTCCAGTGTGTTGTAATATTACCGTCTTCATCCATTTCAGATAACACAATCTCCTTATTACTAAGGTGAGATGGTCTAGCACCACATGCTACTTCATCTGATGTCTTAAAACTTATAATATTCTTTTTACCTTTGCGGTAAAGATAGCCAATAGAGTCAGAGTTTGACGCAGTAATACGTTTTAATTTACCTGTCAAATCTAAATCTAATGCACTAAATTCAGACCCATTCTTGTCAAGAATAGTATCTTTTACGTGACCTACTAATATAGTTCTCGGTGCCCAAGTCTGTATGAAACTGACAACTTTAGTAAAGGCTTCTCTTAAGTATGGATAACCTGCACCATTAGGAAGATTAAGTAATCCACCGTATTTAGGTTTACCATCTATAAGCCAGTTCTTACCCATAGGAGTCTTCATATATAACTCTTCAGCATAAGGTACACACATTTCTTCTAATGCAGTAATGGTGTCAATAGCAACATAATCATACTTGTGTTCTGATTCTTTTATTGCTTTACCTATTTGCTTTATCTCATCAATACTATTAGCCTCAACCTTCATTGCATCTAGATACTTAGAACCTTTCTCAAGATCTAGTATCAAGCAATTATCTAGTTGTGCTAACAAACTTGTCTTACCAGTTTTTGGTTTAGCAAAGATGATTAAGTTTTTAGGACTAGAACTTTCCGCGGGAACTTTCTTAGTAGGTAGTATAATCTCCATGTTATTTTATTAAATTGTTTAACCAGGTTTTATTGCTTACGGGAGTTTTATGTAAAATTGCTATTAAGTCACGGATAGTTAGGTCAGTTATAGGACCATCCTCATTAGTAACCATCATATCATCAATGCTTAGTTGATGTGATATCTTCTGAGTTACAGGAGAATTTACCTTAACTAATTCACTAACAGGAACTAAATACCTTGCAGGGGCTGCATCAATGTACTCATATTCTTCTTCCCAATGTGGGTTGAATCTCCATTTCCATAATGTCCTAGTCTCATCTTCTGAGTCACATTTAGCACTGACAAACTCAGTATAAATATCCTCACATTTTCTAAATTCACTAGGAAAAAATGCCATATAATACTCATCTTTATCAGATGGTCTATATGCTAACTTAGGATGGAATATGGCATCTGATACATTTAGTGCATCAAATACTGGTTGATGTTTTTCCCTTAAGGCCGCAACCTTCATTTTCTTTTCTTCTCCAATGGCATAATCTTTTTTAATGCTCATACTTTTTTAAATTTTTGTTCTTTTTTCTTGCTGAGGAGGAGTAGACATTTCTGCTATGCGCATCCTTTCAAACTGTGCTTTGAAAAAACTCATACGGTTGTCACCATTACGGCATTTTAAGAAATGCAACACCAGCACCTTGTCGTCCTCTATTATAAATCTGTCAGGACCATAGAATCTTATCTTTTGTTTTGCTGGTCGGTTGATACCAATAAGAGTATCAGCATGCTGAAGTAATGCATCTGAACCAAATATATCTGATTCAAGAACATAGTTTCCATACTTACCATCCTCGTTTCTTTCTGGGTTATCAATACCCCGGTTTAACTGGGTAAGGATAATGAATGCTATAGGGAACTTACGTTTAAGTTCTGTAATAGCCTCACCCAGATTATACAAGGTATCAAACTTGTCTTTTTCAAATGAAGACTTCTTTAACAGAAGAGAGTGATCCAGGGTAACTATAGTATTAGTAAATGCTACTGACCCATCTTCATTTTTTACTGCATGTGTGTTCATATAATCTATGACCACCTCTTTTAATTCCCCTACAGTTAGGGGTTCTTCAACAATATCTATTGCATATTTTACACGTTCCCGTGCATGCGCAAGACATATGTTAAAGTCTTCCGGAGTTAACTGACCATCAGCACTACATAAATACTTGTATGATTTGCCAAGTACACTAGAGTATTCACGTATAGCAGATGTTCTTGCTAACATCTCAAACTGGAATTCTAATACCCTAAATTTTTCATTAGGGTTTAGGTTAAATGCCTCTCTAACTATTTGGTCTTTAATTAGAGTTTTACCACTACCAGGTCGGCCGCCTATGACGGTCATGGAGTGCCATTCCAGACCATCAGTTGTAGCATCATTAAACTTGTTCCATGGAGTTTTTATACTCCTAATTTCCCCACGCATTCTACCTTGTAGGTACTTTAAGGAGTCAGAAAACCCCTGTCTTTGATCTTTCCAAAGATGCTGTTTATTCATTAATGTTAGGGAGATAGTTGGTTCTAGCTATGGCAAATTTATAAAAACTAAAGCTTAAAAGCAAGAGAATTTCTATAAATAAATACCGTAGAAAAGATACCTCTACAATTAAATTATTAATTACTAACCAGCAAAATATAGATAAGACACACGACAATAATAATCGTTTTATATATGTCATCATACTACTGTTTCTGAAAAATGAGGGGATATATTATCTAAACCATTGATAATCATGTCACAATAGTTTGCTAACTCAGAATCCCACGTTTTGTCTGAGTTTTGTTTACGTATAAAGTACTGAGAGTTACGCATATACAAGTAATTCTTGCTTTCATATTCATCTACATATGCACCAGTTGCCTGTAAAACTATAGACCAGTCATAGTC